CGTTAACATTCTTGAAGGTATTCGCTTCTACGTTAGTTTTGCTTGTAGTTTCGCCTTTGGCGAACTTAAGCTTATGGAAGGATCAGCTAAAATCATCTCTCTTATCGCAAGAGACGAAAACCAACACTTAGCAATCACGCAGAATGTTCTGAACAAATGGCGTGATGGTGATGATCCAGAGATGAAACAAATAATGCAGGAAGAGGAGGAGTGGACGTATAAGATGTTTGATCGTGCTGTAAACGAAGAAAAGAAATGGGCAGATTATCTGTTCAAAAATGGCAGCATGATTGGACTGAACGATAAACTTCTTCAGCAATATGTTGAATGGATTGCAAATAGAAGACTTAAAGCAATTGGGTTTAAACCCCAATACGATATTGCAGCAAACAACAACCCACTTCCTTGGACACAGCACTGGATTTCCTCTAAAGGTCTTCAGGTAAGTCCGCAAGAAACGGAAGTTGAGAGTTATTTGGTTGGTGGTATTAAACAAGATGTTGCTTCAAACACATTTGCTAATTTTAAACTTTGACTAAATAATAGAACTGGACCAAGAAAAAATGGTTGCAGTATTAAAGAACTTCTAAATACCTAAAAAGTATTCGTAAGATGGACGCACAAGAATTTCGTAGTCTTCAAGAAGCATATATGGAAGTTGTTGAGGGTGCCTCAGGAGATGTTGCTGATAGAGCAGCAAAACTTGAAAGGCAAAGAAAGGGACAAACTCCCGAAAGACAGGAGATGTATAGGCAACTTAAAAATAAAGCACGAGCAAGAGAAGAAGGACCAGAAACTATAAGACGACATCAATCTCTTGGACATAGGGGGGGAAGTACTTTTGGTGCTGGTGGACATATGAGAACTGCAATGACTCAATCGGAAAGAGACGAAAAAAGGAAACATCAAGCAACTAAATGGCGTTCTCCTTATGATCCAAAATATAAAAAACATACAGAAGGTTCTGGAACAGTAACCAAAAATCCTAAGAAACTTCGTAAACAACAAGCGATGGGTGAGATTGGAGAAAACTTTGACATTTACAATATAATTCTTTCACACCTCCTTAATGAAGGATATGCTGAAACACCAGAAGCAGCAGAAGCAATTATGGTAAATATGAGTGAAGAGTGGAGACAAAGTATTCTTGGTTAATTTATTTTTTGATTTATTATGACTCCAAAAATACTTTCTCAGGATTCAAACTATGACGAATGGTGCGAGCAAGAAATCCTAAACGCATACCAGCAAGCAGCTGAGTGTGATGAGTATTTGTTTGGAGATTATGACTATTGTAAAGAATGGGTAGGTATTAGTACATAGATAGAGGAGGTTTTACCTCCTTTTTTTCATGCCTAAAAATCAAATAAACAAAGACGAACTTAAAGTTCGGATTTTGAAATTAAAAGATAAATTGCATAAAGATCATATCCGACCAGAAATGGATATGAAAGGACTTGCTCATAAATATCTGAATGAAGTTTTAGATATTGTTGATGAGTATAGATATTGACTATGAAAATCCTTGGATCTATAATGGAAGTCCTTTTACGAGCGAAGATATTGGTGACCATTATGGATTTGTTTATCTAATAGAAAATAAATTAAATGGTCGCAAGTATATTGGAAGAAAATACTTATGGCAGTTTAGAACGCCAAAAGGTAAGAAGAGAAAAGTAAAATCCGAATCTAATTGGAAAGAATACTATGGGTCTTGTCCGGAACTTAAAGAAGACATTGACAAATTGGGCAGAGAAAATTTTAGTCGAACTATCTTATCATTACATAAAACAAAGGGCAAAACAAATTACGAAGAGACACGACAACTCTTTGTCCATAATGTCCTCACAGAAGGACTTGACGACGGAACTCCAAGGTGGTACAATTCACAAGTCCTCAACAGATATTTCCGAAAAGATTATTATGGAAACAACGACTGAAGATATTGTTGCACATGTGAGGAGTTGGTCTCTTGATCGTGCAGCAGATATGAGTATTGATAAAGAGGATGCTCGTGCAATTCTTGCTGAGTTTTATGAATGGATTGAACCAGAAGATGACGAACTGGAAATCGTTTCTTTGGAACCACAAGATTGACAAAAACTAAATAAAAACTTATAATGTTAAAATCCCTGTTATGAGCAGGGTTTTTTATTATGAGACTTTGAAGATTGATTTAGAGCCGTGGAGATTGCCCCTTGAGAGAGGGGAAGTGCGCTTTCTCTATACGGATGTAGAGTTCTATTAAATTTAATGCGAAACTGCTTTACTGTAGCCCTCTTGCCTCTTCTGGCAACGGTTACAACCACAACGGCAATACTGCCATCATCTGCAACTGCTCCTTCTTATTCCATTATCAAGGAGTTTGAAACAGAGAAGACAGCAATCCGCGAGGTTGCTCCCGAAAAGCCAAAAGAGAAAAGGCTAATTTGTAAAGGGTGTAATGAACATGAAAATACAGCCCTGGCTTATTTCCAGGATCTTGGTATTAAAGACAGAAACGCCCTTGCTACCATCATGGGCAATATTCGTCAGGAATCTACTTTTATTCCTAATATTTGCGAAGGTGGTAGTAGGACCAGTTGGAATAACTGCTACGGCGGTTATGGACTGATCCAATGGACATCTGCCAACAGATATTATGGATTGGGTGATTTTGCTAAGAAGTATGGTGGTTCTCCATCATCACTTCATACGCAACTTCGTTATCTAACGACTGAAGTTCAATGGCAACGTATTGAGGACAGGATGAAAACTCCTGGCAAGTCCATCAATCGTTACATGGACTATGCGTATAGTTGGATTGGTTGGGGCATTCATGGTGCCCGCACTTCGTATGCTCATGAGTATGCTTCCAAACTGATCACGGTAGAAGTTTGATAAAATAGAATATAAAAACTGAATACTAAATAGAGGAGAGCGGTTGCTACTCCTTTTTTTATGTTTAATTTTAACTTCGGGAAGAAGAAACCAGATAAGAAGCAAATAATCCTTATAAGCGTCATACTTAGTGGTATCGTAGCAACACTCTCCCAATGCACAGGAGCGCCTCAGGAGCGCCTCTGGGACCTCCTAGACGAGGTTCAGAGGACTTTCTTCCCAGGCACTGTAATCAATGATGTACTGCTTCAGGACCCTGCTGTGGTGGGTAGGAGGGTTGAGCGTGATGTGGACAAAGCAATTCGTGAGTATGAACGCTTGACAAGAGGTACAGAACCACCTAGAGTACCTTTGCCCAGGTTGATAGAGAAAGCTCCAGATAACTCTGAGGCTCAAAGATTATTAGGAGGTGAAATGAGGTTATGTGCTCCATGGATTGACACCTGCCCTAAGGAGTGATATATTAATATTCTTCCGGAGGATTGGCAGAGTTAGGTTTAATGCAGGGGATTGCTAATCCCCCGATGTACTTAAAGTACATCCGTTGGTTCAAATCCAACATCCTCCGTGTGGGAGATTAGCTCAGTGGTAGAGCAATGTGCTGATAACGCAGAGGTCGGTGGTTCAAGTCCACCATTTCCCACTTGACAATCAAAACTTGAACTGGTATGATTGTCTTATAAGGGCTCATAGTTAAGCGGATATAACTACCGCCTTCTAAGCGGTCGTCCCTGGTTCGATTCCAGGTGAGCCTGTTGGAGATTTATTCTCCATATATAAACTGATAGAGGGTAAGCCTCTGTTATATCCTCATGAGGTATATCACGCTTACTCCATCAAGTCGATGTGGCGGAATTGGTAGACGCGCTGGGTTTAGGTTCCAGTGGATTTATTCGTGGAGGTTCAAGTCCTCTCATCGACACTTGACAATCAGACTTAAATAGTTTATGATTGTCTCACAAGCGGAGTTAGTTCAGCGGTAGAACGCTATCCTTCCAAGTTAGATGTCGTCGGTTCGATTCCGATACTCCGCTCTTGGTAGTCCCTAGCGATTAACTAGGTAGACGCCAATAGGAGAAGTGATCCTGCGGTACTACCAAGAGCTCTCCTTCTTCTTATCCTCTGGTAGTCTATTGGTAAGGACAGGCGGACAACGCACTTGGAAACTAGGTTCGATTCCTAGACAGAGGTACACAAAAGACCATGAGAGCAATCTCTAAACTGTAGGTTGGTTCACCTACACCTATTCCCATCGACCGAGCAAGCGAACGGGCCCGACTGTTAATCGGAGATTGGTAGGGGCAGTACCTACGATGGGAGCCAGGGCGAAT